CTGGGAAACTATCAACCAGATTCTCCGAACAAAAAGAAAAACTATTGGGAATTGTCACTAAAATACAAACTATGGGAACTCAGGCTGCCGAGACTCTCAGAGCGAATTTGCCTCAGATAGAAGACTCGACGCCTGCAACTGTCGGCGGCAAAGGGCTTTCAAGTCAAATACATTCTAAAAGCAAATGGCGAACACAGAGGAGGTCAAGAATGTGATTCGCTCATGGGTTGCATTGGATGACGAATCGAGGCAGATTCAGGTTCGTCAAAAAGAGATTAGGGACAAGAAAGCAGAACTATCAGCAACAATTCTGGATTTCATGCGAAGCAATGAGGTTGACAACTTTAGTCTGGAAGGAAATGGTCTTGGAACTATTTCAAGGACTATGAGAACTTCCCGCCCTCCTTTGCGTCGCAACGTAATTCGTACTCAACTTCTTCTTCAGTTTTCTGACCAACCACAAAGAGTTGCAGAAGCTTTGCGGGCAATTGAAGGAATTCCTGAAGGCGATGATATGTCTGTTGGTGGAATGCAGCGAGAACTTCTATCTCGTCGTATTCCTCGGACAGCAACTGTAAATCTATCCTAAAAATGTTCCATCTTCTTTGTATATCGGAGAGTCAAGAACATGATATATGTCAATTCTCCCAGGACGCAAATAAGAAGCATCTAACTTATCAATTTCAGACTTGGGCGTATTGCTTGTAAAGACAAGAACGATATTCTTGTAGAATCTCATGTTGTCCATAAATTTAGACCAAGATGGTTTGTCATATATCAGCGTGGGTGTATCATTGTTTAACTTTATGTCGTTTGTATGAATCTTCTTAAGCATAGCGTCTACTTCATCGACCAGAATCACGATAGGAATATCATCATCTCTCATCCAATCTTGAATTCTCGATATGGCGCTTGATAGCATATCACCAGGTTCTGTCGGATTGAACGTATTACAAAAAGCGCCATTCAGTTCTTTAGCAATCAAATAACCAACCGAACTTTTTCCACTACAAGGCGGTCCTTCAATAAACACATTGCATTGCCTTTTTTTCCTAAATTCTCGAATAACATCTGTAACAACCTTTCCTTGACCTAAAATAGGCTCTAAGGTTGTTACATTAAACAACACACGCGAATAGCAAAAGTCCTTATACGAACCATATCTGGAAAATACCGATATCTTAGAAGCCTCCTTCTTTGGCTCCTCAGATGTTTCTGGTTCATCAGATGGCTTGTAAATCTCAAATGAATCTTCCAATGGCTGAATTAGGTGTTCGAAGTGAGAATTTGTTGTCAAAAATGTAATCTTTATGTCCCCATATGTTTCATGAGTCATATACCCAACAACTTTAGGGCTCCAAAACCATCCGGACATTGTTTTTTTGAAACCTTTCGATAATGCCGTATCCGTACACATGCATTCTTTCTCCAATCGTTTTAATACAGGTTTAATCAACTCTTTGTCATGTGGGATAGTAAACCGATGTATATTATATTGCTTCAAGCCCAATAAACACAAGTCTATAAAAAACGAAGAATAATAACTAATAAATCCAAAAAGAATCATAAATGACGGAACTTCCAACATTTTAGTATACTAAAGGAATGTTCGAGTAAATCATACTCTAATCTTCTTCAAAGCATCTTGTGCAGCAAGTTGTTCTCCTTGTTTTTTAGTTGTTCCTGTTCCGACACCAATATGATTTCCTCTTCCATCAACAGCTGCCATAGTATACCCATTGTCTGCTGAAAGCATGGTATAGGTTGGTGTATAGTGAAATTTAGTTTGGCATAACTTCTGTAATTGGTCCTTGAAATTGGTATCGTTCTGTAAAATGCCTGGGATATCAATATAAGTCTCTATCAATGATACTATAAAAGGATAAACCACTTGAAAGTTATATTTACAATCAATCCACAAAGCACCAATAAAGGCTTCTAAGATATCACCTAACTTTTTAACATTATAACGACCATTACAGGCATCCTCATTATGCTTTGAGATAACGTAAAATTGGTTTAGTCTGATTTTTTTGGTTAGTTCTCCAAGCATGATGTTACATACAATTTCTTTACGCAAATTAGTAAGAAATCCTTCTTGTTGTGTTGGGAATCGAATAGATAGATATGTTGCAACAGATGCTCCTAAGATAGAGTCACCAAGATGTTCAAGACGTTCGTATGATTCTGGGAATAGGTCAATACAATCGTCAGGTTTAGGAGCCAATTGAGCAGCATCTCCCAACGGTGTTGTGTATTCAGTGCGCCTGACATAGGATGAATGAACCATAGCATTTTGGAAGATTTCTCCATTTCTGACAACATGCTGACAATCGTGTTTTTGTAAAATTGTATGTATATCCTTCTGGGTAAACATACAATTTTTAGGATTGAATGGATTATATACGGGGACTTCCATTGCTTTTAAGGATTTTATGGGAGTAACAAGAAAGTCCGTTTTCGAATAAAAAAGCGTTTGCTTTTTACTCTTCAGCTCCACGAACAATTCGCCGAATGGCAAACGTCTCGCGTTGAGGACTTTGCTTGACGCCATTACTGATATGCCTAAAGCAGGCTTCAGCAGTGTTGTCGTTGGCAAAGAACGTCTTCAGGTGTTGAAGAAGTTTGGTTTGTGACAGACTCCAAGTGACATTTCGGGTCCCGGGCCTATCAATCTTAATCTTTGAGCCATCGGTGCTCACTGCCAGTTCATTGATAGAAGCAAATTGTGGCAGTTTCATGAGTTCGATGATTCGGTCTTCAGCGGCACCACGCTCATCGCGCATAGTATAGACTTGCGTATTGAGTTCACGGAGTCGGTTGTCGACTTCCGTATACTCCCTTACGCATTCGCGAAGGTTAGCGATATCTTCTTGGCTGGGTTGTGCCATGTTTTTAATATAAAAAGGGAACCAATCCCAAAATCCGTTTTTACTCATTTGGGTCAGGAATACATCCCCCATAATGAGCCATTTGGTTTGGTTGGTCTTCTTCGCAGCCTTGACAAGTTCTTGGCCGTTTGCGAGATTCTGGTTGTTCAATCAATGCCCTAACGGCATCTGTCAAACGCTTGATGGTGTCCTCAGCTGCAGTAAGTTGCTCTTTTAGCAAATCGCTCAGCCTTTGGAATTCGTCCATGCTAGTTGATAGTCAAAAACAAGCATGAAAAAAATCCATTTTAACCAAAAATACTTGGTAAATATCTTTGGTTTGTAAACGCCCCTCCCACGCGTTTTACAGTGATAGTCAAGCTATCTCCTTTTTTCAATGTCTGCCGACATATCAGACTGTTAATCTGATTTTCCCTTCCCCAAGCCGTGTACGCTTGTGAATATGTCATGACTTTTGCCATGTCCACGAATAATACAACTTTGCTTTGAGCTTGGTTATACTATTCTTTCCTTCTTTCAAGTTTGCTGCCTAAAAGGTTTATGCATCATTCTGCACAAAACTGTGACGACCTATGTCGTCTCCATATCAGAGTCGGTTGCCACCACTTAACAGGTGGCAGCTTCGTGTCTGCTCGAGCTCTCTTTTGGACATTATCGCTTTTCTGGATTTCTATACAACCTTTCTTTGTGTGGCTACCAACCAAGCACAATGAACCTTTATGAAGTATTTCCATCCAAACAGCACTATGTGTCTATTAGAGAACTGAGAGCTCTTTTCCTGTAAATTTAGAATCCGTTTTTAATACAAATGTTCGGAGAAGAAGAAATCAGACATCTCCGAAAGGTTTACAATTCCGAACATCCCAAAGAACAACCCATTCCCGATGGAACCTCTGAACAAATCTGGAATTCATTGTCAGCTCGATTTCATTCCAAATGCAAATCAGGAACAACCGAATGCATTATAGCCCATATGCTTACTCGTCCTAAGGCCCCTGACTCGTGGGTAGTAAAACCAACAGAATGGCTTTCTTCGGTAGACATTGAGCAAGTTGAAAAGGAGTTCGAGAAACTGTTTGCTTCCTATAAGTTTTTGGGCTGTATTCCGATTGATTTCGACTTAAAATCTCCAACTGGGAAGTGTTTGGTAGATGCATTGTGTTCCACAAATCTTAAGGACTTATACCGCAAAGGGAAAACGCAAATTGGTATTGTGTTCAATACAGATGTGAGCACAGGACCAGGAGAACATTGGATGGCATTATTTTGCGATATTCGTCCTGAATTAGACCAACCACGCGTAACATTTTTTGATTCATATTCCGCTAAACCTGACAAAGAAATACAACATCTAATGAAACGCTGGGCAGACGAATGGGACTCTACAGGTGTCCATGATAAACCTATGCTGACAACATACAACGGCACAAGACATCAATACAAGGATTCAGAGTGTGGTGTATATTCGTTATACTTTCATTACGCTTGCTTAAACGAAATCTCTATGGACCACAAGATTCCCGACGATGTCATAAACGTATTTCGTAGACTTCTTTTTAGCAAAGGTAAATAATAAGATGGAACTTTGGTTGGAGCAACACAGGTATACAATTTTAACAGTCATGGTGATAATTGCAGCGTTTTTCTTTATACTTGGTCCGCTATGGTCTGCTTTAAGAGGCAATCCAGCAACTGTAAAAGCATTAGCGAATACTACATTTGGAACATACCCTAAAGTAACAGCGCTTGCCCCCTTGGGTTGTCCAACATCAGACAATACTAAACTATGCGATTACTATATTGCCTCTTCGGCTTATTCTGTTTTCCCAAGTTCACAAGTATACGATTTCGTATCCGATAGTGTTCTTACGCTGGCCATTAAAGCAGGGGCTAGATTGATAGAATTAGATATATATGCTGGAGATAACGATAAACCTATTGTCGGACTAAAAAATGAAGCACTTGGTTACGATTACTCAAAGAATTCTGTAGATTTCGAATCCTGTTGTGTAGCAATAGCCAATTCGGCATTTAACAAAGTTGATACTCCTCTTTCAAGTGACCCTTTCATTTTGAGTTTAGTGTTTCATACCGACAAACGTAATGTTATGGATGCATCTGCTCAAATCTTAAAAGATACTTGTAGTCGATATTTGCTTCACTCAGAGTATGCCTTCAAAGGCCAAGGCTCCAAAAATATAGCCCAAGAACCAATCTGTAATTTTGCTGGAAAGCTCATCATTGTTTCGGGTGGGTCTATTTCAGGAACTAACATAGAGGAACTTGTAAATCTATCTTGGAATTCGTCTAATTTGCGTAGACTAACCTATATGCAAGCTTCGCAACCATACGACCACGATGAACTCATCAACTCAAATCGCACAAACATTACGATGGTTGTTCCGAACCCTACACCCGACTTAAAAAACAATAACCCGACCATATTGTTCTCATATGGTTGCCAATGGAACTTGATGAATTATGGCTCATTAGATTCTATGATGGAACTATACGTTGGTCAGTTCCAGCAAGGAAGTGTTATCTTGAAACCGAAAGAGTTGCGTTACAAGCCTGTAGAAGCAAAAACTCCTGTCTTGCCCGACCCTGCAACACATTCATTCCAACCCATGGCTCATACTTCTCCTATTTATGACTCCAACCCCAAAACAGGTGACAAGTCGATAGTAATATAATATCTATTCGTTTAAATAAAATGGCAAATAAGTGGTTAGCGCATGTGAAGAAGACGATGAAGAACATGAAGGCGAAGGGTACTTACGAGAAGGGTAAGGGTCTAAAGCAGGTAATTATGGCGGCGAAGAAAACTTGGCACAAGGCCAAGAAGGGTGGCGGTGATGACGACGAGCAGGCTCCTCCTGCTTCTGATGACAAGTCTGACGACAAGTCCGCCCCTCCTGCCACTGTTTTGGGTGGTCGTCGCAAAACACGCCGTCGTCGCCACAGCCGTCGTCGTTAGAAAAAATGAGTATAACTAACATATAAAGACAAATGGGTGGTGGTTTACTTCAACTGGTTGCCTATGGTGCTCAGGATGCATACATTTCTGGTAATCCGCAGATTACATTCTGGAAGGGACTTTTCAAACGTCATACCAATTTCGCTATGGAACCTTTTCGCATCAACTTTAGTGGTCAGCCCTCGTGGGGAACCAAGCAGACTGCCATCGTTGGTCGCCACGCCGACCTGCTTTACTCAACCTATGTCGAGGTTGTGTTGCCGTATAACGGCACGAATGGTAATGAGTACTCGTGGTCTTCTGACAGCTTAGGATATAGACTAATCAGACACGTCGAGTTGGATATTGGTGGTCAGATTATTGACCGCATGTACTCCGAGTTTATGGTAATTTGGTCTAGGCTAACTCTTTCATCTGATTCTCGTGGCAAACTCGCGGATATGATAAATCCAACTATTCGGGATGATTCTGAGTGTGCAGCGGATGGTCGTAAGAAACTGCCAAATGTGCTATACATTCCTTTGCCATTCTTCTTTACTCGCAATCCGGGTGCTGCTCTTCCTCTAATTGCTCTCCAATATCATGAAGTAAAGATTAATGTTCTTTGGAACGACCCCCAGTTCTTTGCAGGAGATTTCAACACTGTAAGCAATTGCCCTCCTCCTACTCAGGCAGCCCTATACATTGATTACATCTACCTAGACACCGAAGAGCGTCGTCGTATGGCACAGGCAAGTCACGAGTATCTCATTGAGCAGACTCAGTTCAATGAAGATAAGGGTATTCGTGGAGCCAACAACCGCATCGACCTGACCTTTAACCACCCCGTAAAGGAGCTCATTTGGGTTGTTCAGCCTGCTTATTATACGGACTGCAAGTTGGCTGCTAAGAGTGGGCAAGATCAACTATACCCGTTTAGGTATGACCGTGCATTAGTATACGAGCAGTGGCTACAGATTAACGGCCAAGACCGCTTGGACCGTCGTTATGGCGATTACTTCAGCAAGGTTCAGCCCTTCCAGCACCACACTGGCGTAGGCAGCACTACCGTCGGTTACTCAGGCGGTGGTGGTATATATTGCTACTCATTTGCTTTGCGCCCCGAAGAGCACCAGCCGTCTGGCACATGCAACTTCTCACGCATTGATACAGCCACAATTGTGATGAATATGGCGGGCGGTGTAAATCCTGACATTGGCCCATCCGAAACAGATGCTGGTGACTGGAATGTGCGTGTATATGCCATTAACTACAACGTTCTACGCGTAATGTCAGGTATGGGTGGCCTTGCTTACAGCAACTAATCTTTCCCTCCGGTCAAATCTCCTCGCTGCTCCGGACATCCAATCGTTTGTTTAATTTTCTCCAAATACAGAATACCGTCCATTAGCTCTTCTTGAGCATGTTGAATCCACTGCAAAAACGTTATATCATTACGGTCTAGCGTTTTTCCATACTTAACTTGTCCAATCTCTGCTCGTTTCTGGAAAGCAGAGATTACACTTGATACTACTGAATCATATTGGGGTTCCATTTGTAAATAAAAAGTTTCGAGTGTATAAATTAAAAAATGACTTGGATGTATTTAGGACTTCTAATGGCAGCATTATCTTTGTTTATACTTCGAAACTATAGTTTGCCGTCATGGGCTGTAGGTCTTTTACAAGGAACATTTGTTTTTGGTTTAGTGATGTCAGTATATGGATTATTCAAGCCGTAATTACCAACTCATCAAGATATCATCCATGCGGCATTGACCATCCTTTTCATCTTTCTTGGTCTGTTGGTCTACTAAGGCATTTGCATGAGCTAACTCAGAATCGAACAAGTCGTGCTCTTCGTGTCCTTCAGGCATACGAGATTCATCAATCAGAATATCAACAAATCCAGTTCCACAAGGAGGTTTCTGACCAAACATAATGTTTGCTGAGACACCCCTCATAGAGTCAAACTCGCCCGATACTGCTGCATCAAACAGAACCTTAGAAGTCATTTCAAATGACGACTTAGCAAGGACACCATTCTCCAACTTGTTCATGCCGAAACGGTCAATCGCAATTAGGTAACCATGATAGGTCATGGCGTCAACTAACAAGCAAGGATGACGATAATTCACTGAGTCTGCTCCAAACACATCCATCATTTCTTCATACAAAGCCATGCGTGCGGCTTCAATTCCGAACACATCTAGAATCTCGTGGATATCGTTTGAGAAACTCCGCGTTGGGTCAACGTTAGGGAACACGAACAAGTCAAGCAAGTTAGTTCCTTCCGAATCAAGAACCCATTGATTATTCTGAACATATCCTGCAACACGTTCATCGAATACAATCTCATCCTTCTTTTCGCGAGGGAATACACGACCAATTCCATCAATGCCAGTCAGTGTCGTATCAAGCAACTTATCTTCGATGAACCGAAGAGACAAAGCATTCTTTACGACCTCAGTGCCAAACGTAATACGCATAACAAGTTTGTCGCTTGTATTGGTATCGGGATGGATACAATCGAATACACGAAGAACTTTATTGCTTTCAATCTTCATTCTGATTTTGGTCATATCCAAAATGTTTCTCAAAAGCATCTGAGTTGGGTCAAGTTCCAAACGGATAATCCATGGAGATGCACAGTTCTGCCCATGACTTAAACTGAACTTCTCGTAAGACAATAGAATCTCGCGGTCTTCCTGAACAATGGTATTCGAAGACATGGGATTGGGGTCGTAGTAGATGCGAACAGATTTGGTGATATCGCGAAGAGTTGTTTTCTGGATTTCCTTCATGCTTGAAATGGCGCCTTGGTGGTCAGACATGTTAGGCATTAGATAGATGATGTTCGAAGGATTTTTGGGATTTTGAGAAACGCTGAGAAGTTCTTGGATACGAGGAACACCTTGCGTGGCATTGGCTTTGGCTGTTCCTGCTTGGTGGAAAGTATTCAGCGTGAGCTGAGTCGTAGGCTCACCAATGGACTGAGCAGCAAGAGGACCAACCATTTCACCCGGATGTACAAGCGCCTTCTTGTATTTGAACTTGATGTCGCGGATTAGTTCATCGAACAATGCAACCGTAAACCTGTTCACAATGATAGACTTCTTGGGAGCAAGATTGTATCGAAGCAAGCAATGGAATAGATAGTTATCTGCCATATAAGGGGTCTTACATAGCCTATCAAGTTCGTCGACGACATAGTTAGGCGTCAAGTCGGTCTTTACAAGATAGGGGTTGCGATACTTATCCACAAGGCGGCCTAAATGAACAGGTGCCCGAACTTCTGACTTCTTCACAAATCGGAGAACTCGCTTTACAAACATTTCGCGGTC